CCGTTCATTGGAAGCCCACTAATCAGCACATATGCAATGATACCAAAATAACCGAGTGTTACGCTGATTGCCAGTAATCGTGGGAGGATGTCTTTCGTTTCCGTCTGCATCGACCGAGCCGACTTCCGATCATCAACCGCAAGAGCCTCTAAATCAATGTCTAACGATTTCATTTGAACTTTGAAATCAGCATCGATCTTTTTCAGAACCGACAACTGCTCAGGACTAGCATTGCTCATAGCGGCCTTCAGATCATCCTCAGAGCCATTCTCGTTGCCGAGCAGTGCCTGTGATAGTGCCTTGGTTGCCATCCCTGCCAATGGCCCTCCTAGAGCCGTTGCGATGCTAGGTGCAACTGATCCAATTAACGGCCCAAACACTTTAAGAAGTTCCATCTTTGCCTCCTGTTGATTTACTGCCGAGCATAATACCAGACAGAGTTCCTGTTAGAAATGTTGCGATTGGTGCGATCAGTTTGAAAAACTCTTGGTCGTTTGGAGCCTGTCCGTCGATGGGCTGCACCACAAAGATCAAGCTGTACAGCACGGCGAAAACAGTCCCTGTCAGTGTCAGGCATAGGCTGATGCCGATGATAAACTGTAGCAAAGCGTGGAGTTCATCTTCTTTGATTCTCATCTTGCGACGGCTCCGCATGGGTTTCTTTTGAGCGTATCGGCTGAACAAGTTCCAGATGCGGTGCAGATAGGTGGATTGCATTCAGGAGCCTCCCAGTTCGCAGGGTCTTGGCATGGATAGCGATACCTGTCCTCGCAAGCCGTCAGCCCGATTAGCAATATGATGGCTATATATCTCATGCAAACAACACAATCGCGATAAATAAGCCGCCGGCGAACACAAGCACCGCGAGAATCATCCAAGCACCCATGATGATGTCTTTCCTGTTTTCTTCAGCCTCTTTCATGGCAATAGCAGCCTGACGAGCCGCTTCTTTCCTCATTTCTGTTACTTCTTTTTGAATGCTCGTCCACGCTGCGATTCCGTACGCACCTACAAATAAATTCCGAGTGTCTAATTGAAGCTGTTGAGCCTTAGCTTTCAAAGTGTAAAGTTTGATTGCCTCTGCCTCAAACTCAGCTTGGCTCTGAAAAAGCCGTTTATGCCTTTTGCCGCTGGTGAGTTGAGTTATCTGGGCAATACGACCAAATAGCGATCCGACTTTTTCGGCAACATCCATCATCTCATGGCCCGAATCAACCGCACCTTTGATGCCGTTATATAAGGCAGTCGCCCCGGCAATTAAGGTGAATGGATCAAGCATTTATCTATCAAACAATCTGTAGACCATATCAACGATATATCCGAGGAGCATACCGACAATTACCAGTACTGCTCCAGCACCTTTCCATCGATTAACCGAGTTTGATATTGATTTTATGTCAGCTTTCAACTCAGCCATATCGGCATGAAGCCGCTCAACATTGGCTTCCAAGCGACCGATCTGCTGGTTCAAATCATCTGACATTGTGGAGACCCTCTTTCTGATGTACTTCTACACCGAAAAGAAGATCGTCAAAAGATTGAATATGATTACATTACCAAAAAGAAATTTGGACTGGTAGTGGGAGCAGGAGGAGCAGTAATAACCCACCCTGTGTTTCCGCTAACATTTGTACTGTTTAAGGCATTCCATGTAGCCCCACCTGTAGCAGTGCTATCTTGAATCGAGAGAAAACTAACCGAGACTGTTCCAGATGCCTTAGATAACGTCGCAGCTGTCGCTGGTGTTGTGCTGTCAATAGTTAGTATGTTTCCTGAAGTTCCTTCTGCCGTAAAACTTGTAACAGTTTGCGTTGTTCCAGAAGTAAAACGTATTGATGTTGCACCTGTTGCATTGTAGGAATTTGAGATATTCGCAAATGTGTTGGAACCAGAAATTGTTAGTCGTCCTGCACCGCCTTGATTTAATGTAATTGCACCCCAATTAGCACTTCCACCAGCAAAAGTTTTGTCAAAAGCACTCGTCATTGTAACAGTAGCACCGGAACCTGACACAGTTAAATTAGTTGATGTTGTGCAAGTCCAATTTGATGAAATCGTAAATGTAGAAGCATTTAAGTTTAATGTTCTAGCGGTAGTTCCGCTTCCACGAAAAATTGCACAAGTGACAGAAAAATTTGATGCACTTGTGCTAAATGTTCCGTTATTTAAATCAATGGCTCCGTTATTAATTGAAAATGCACTACCGAGTGTCCAACTTCCACCTACACCATCAAAGGTTGTAGCACCTATAGCAAAATTATTAGTTGTGATTGTTCTTGATCCACCTGTAGAAATAAAATACACCCCCAAATCAGGGTGCCAAGAACTAACCTTCCCAGAGGCAAGTGTCATACTCCCGGAAATATTTATTGATTGGCTTGCACCTGTAAATGCAACTAATCCATCAGAAACTGTAAAACTGAGACAAGAGACGTTGCCAGAAACAGTCACCGTATAAGTTGTTGCTGAGTCAAAAATAACGCTATCAGACGCAGTTGGAACAGAAGCACCACTACCGCCGCCAGATGAAGCAGACCAATTAGTTGTGCTTGATGTGTTCCAAGTACCCGACCCGCCAACCCAATATCTAGCCATCTATGATCCTCGTAGATTCAGTTATGACCATGGCAACCCAACTGTCGTATCTCTCTTGTTTCATCGCCTCTATCTGCTCAAAGGTCAAAGCATTATATTGATCAGGCGGCATAACAATAGCGTCGTTATATGGTGGCGATTCACCAATCGTGAAACTATCGGAAATCCAACCATTATCCAAAACTGTAATTGTCATTTTTAATCCTTTACGCTGTAGCCACGCACCGCCATTTGTTAGTTGTAGCATTCCATATGAAACCAATGTCTAATCTATTCGTACCAACCGTTGTTGTTGGCAGAGCAACGGTAGAAGCCTCGAATGAAGAACCTAAAGTAAGAGCAACAGCCGCTGTTCCGGTGATTGAAATTATTAATTTTTGACCGTTTGTAGGCGTTCCAGTTGTTGTAAAACTAGTGATAGCTGCTGATTGACCCGTGATAACCATCATATCGAAACTATTAGTATCCAGAGTCGGTGTTGCACTATTTGCAGTGCTTGTCGAAACTCGGGGAGTTACCCGTTTATTTGTCAATGTCTGTGTAGCAGCAATACCAACTACTGTATCACCTGTTACAGCAGTAGATAAATTAGCGTAAGTTGGCGTTGCAAGGAATGTTGCCACGCCCGTACCAAGACCACTGACACCTGTTGAAATAGGCAATCCCGTAGCATTAGTGAGAGTTCCGCTTGTTGGTGTTCCGAGAATTGGGGTAACAAGTGTTGGAGAAGTAGCAAATACTAGTGCACCTGTACCAGTTTCATTGGTCACCGCAGCAGCTAAATTAGCTGAACTAGGCGTCGCAAGGAACGTCGCCACTCCTGTGCCAAGTCCACTTACCCCCGTGCTAATGGGTAGCCCTGTAGCGTTAGTAAGGACACCGCTTGTAGGTGTTCCAAGCAGAGGCGTAACAAGTGTTGGTGATGTAGCAAATACTAGTGCACCTGTACCAGTTTCACCTGTTACAGCAGACGCCAAGTTTGTAGAACTCGGTGTTGCAAGGAATGTCGCCACTCCTGTACCAAGCCCACTGACACCTGTACTTATTGGCAGCCCTGTAGCATTAGTAAGGACACCACTTGCTGGAGTACCCAAAGCAGGGGCTGTTAGAATGGGAGATGTTAATGTTTTATTTGTAAGCGTCTGTGTTGCAGCAGCACCAACGACTGTATCACCTGTAACAGCAGTAGATAGATTGGAGTAAGTTGGCGTTCCCAAAAACGTCGCTACGCCCGTACCAAGCGAACTCAATCCAGTTCCACCAGAAGCAGCCGCAAGCGGTGTAGTTGCACTTAATGTTGTAAAAGCACCCGACGATGGCGTTGTTGCACCAATAGTTGCTCCATTGATTGTCCCACTTGTGATTGCTGCAATGCCGGGTGAAAGTACGGTAAATAATTCAGTCTTTGTAATTTTTTTTGTTTGGTTGGCTGATGTATCAACAATTAAAAACAAATCATCCGATGCTGTGTTTGCACCAGTGAGAGCCGTTAGTTCTGAAATCTTTTTATCGGTCATGGCGTCCTCACGATGGATTGACGAGTTTGTCTTTAGATGTAATTGATTTAATCATTATGTCACCAAATATGTAAAGGAGAACGTATAGGTTTCCGAGCCAGAACCTACAGGTTGCAATCTAAAAACAGCCCTGTGTAGTGAGGTATTACCTATAATCGCAATACTGTTGCTTGCATATATTGTAGTACTCATCGATGCCCCTGATCCAGCACAATTTCGAGAAGACGCAAATGTAGACGCTATAGGCAATGACATGTCCAATACCGTATTTGTGTTCGCTGTTGTCGGATCAATTACAACTTGACCGCTGACAGTCACTACATTCCCAACACGCATATATTGATTAGCAGTTGGTGTACTAGATGCTACGTTAGTCGTGTTTGTCAGTGTTGGGGTATATGTGCCGCTGAAGATATTACCGTCTGTTGCTGCCGGAGATGTGACAGTTGTGCGGGAAGTTTGGATACCGCCTGTAACATCTAATACACAAGTAGGTGTTGACGTTCCAATTCCTACCTGAGCCGACGAGTTAATCCTCATTGCCTCCGCACCGCCCTCAACAAAGGCAATAGTGTCAGCGGCAGGAAAGAAGATACCCGTGTTGACGTCACCTATTGTGCTGATTGATGGTAGAGCAGCAGTGCCTGATGAGAACTCGCTCTGACCTGAATCATTTATACGAACTCTTTCAGTCCCGTTTGTGGCAAATCCTATGATGTTCGCCGCTGCACGATACATACCCGTGTCACGATCATCATCAAATGAATGCGAAGGAGTTGCGGCAGAACCTGCTTGCAAATAAGCGTATGCGGTCAATATAAAAGCTGCTGATGCCTGATTGACTTCACCGATCTCAATCCACGCATTGTTTGCTGAGTTTCTGATATTAAGAATATTAGGATCGGATGTTGTATTTACCCATAGCTGATAAGCAAATGTGGTCGATGGGGAAGATGCACCCGATGACAGAGATGCAAGTGCTTGCAAGGCAGAATTAATATCTGATCGCGTTGCAGGGAATGCTTGGTTATCAATCGTAAAATCGTGTTGTGCCATTACACTACCTTCCCATAGCCGCGAGCAACATAATCAAATGTTCTGCTTATATTTGTTGATGACGCATTCTTGAACGTAATCGTAAACCCTGAAGCAGATTTTGACGTTATAGCATAAAAATCGCCTGTTGCCATATTCTGTGGAACTATAGCAATGCCTTCCAGAGATTTATAAGCTGGGCTGAATGTGACCGTATATGCGGCAGCACCGCTAACCAAATCTTTTCCAGAGAGAACCCGATCAGGCATATCAACCACAACCACTAAAGAGGTGATTTCTGGTGTAATATTATAACCTTCTGATGTCATTTGAAGTCTGAATTGAAATGCTCTTGCCGTATAATCGCCATTGATGAATTTCTGCCAAGCACTCCAAGTAGGTGAGGCATTCGGATCAGTGTTTGTCGTTCTGATTTCCATATACGCATTAACATCGTTGAAATCACCCGTGCCATCAAATAGACCTTCACGACCATCAAATAATCCTGTCGCACTATCAAATGACGACCCATGTTCAATTCTTGCAAGACTAATCGCAAAATAACAACGAGATGTATATACAGCACCTAGATCAAGGCTTGATCCAAGAGTTGTTGCAAATGTGTATGTTCCCGCAAGTTTTGAGATATTTACATTGCCTGAAGTTGTTAACGATGTTCCCGCGGTGTAAGTGAACGAATTAGCATTAACGACCGTGATTGTATAAGTGCCATCAACAGCCGTTCCACTAAGGATGTCGCTATAAATTGCAGTCCCGTCTGGGATTCCATGTGCTGTTGCAGTGACCGTTACTGTCGTTCCAGATTGCGAATATGTTGATGCTTGTGAAATCCTTAAACCAGAACCTACAACAACAGTGTCAGATTTTGTTCCTGAAAATGTTGGGCTTTCAGTGATCGTAGAAATAACATTGAGATCACCAACAGCCCCAACTGGAACTAATATCGATACTGCGTTGATTGAATAATTACCAAGTTTGTCTACCGCTTTTATGAAGTAAGTTCCAGTCAAAGCAGGAACAGTGGCTGTCGATGCTGGTCGTGATACTTTATCAACAATATCAAGTGAATTTGAGAATGTAGCACCAGATGTTGATGCTGAATGCCGAATTACATAATGAGACAAATCAAGATCAGTTACTGGAGTCCAAGACAATGAAGCATACTGACCATTAATATTGATATTAAAATTCGTCACATCAGACGGATCAGCAGTTTTCCCAATGATAGTTCTTGATGCTGTTGCATAAGGTGAACGAACACCTAAAGATGAAATGACTCTTGCTTGAACATTATATGAAACTCCGTCTTCAACTTTCAAAATTTCAAACCGATTGCTCGTTGAACGACCAGCCGATGTATAATTAGTGTCTGTTGCCTTCTTAAATTGAACTTCAAAATCAGATGCAAACTGATCTGTCGAAACTAGATCAACAACTAAGACAGTCACAACATCCTGGTTCACGGTTCTCAGTTCGTCAGATAATGTAATGCCGGGAGAAGACACATCAGAATAATCGGGCAAATTAGTGTTATCACGTTCGATCTTTCGTTCTTCAGCATTCCAGTCATAAACAGCAGAACTGGTCTCTCTCAGTATAAGATCAACACCAAGTGACGGAGAATCTGAACTGCCTTCAACAGCTAAGGAATAATTCACAACCTCGAATGGTTTTGACGAGAATCCATATCGAGTATTTGTCAGCATGATTGTGTCGCCAACTTCAATTTTAAAAGCAGACAATAAGCATTTCAATTCAATCGTCTGCTGTTGCCGCTGTTTATATAAAGCAATCTTGGCTATCCGTTGAGCCATTGATGATGATGTTGTAAACGGTAATGTCAGATCAAAAGTGCTTGAAATATTGTTATCATCTGTAACGAATGTAGACCCGATTACAGCAGGATAATCTGTCGCTTGCCACTTATCATCTGGTGAAACAAACACACCCTTTACGGTGTTAAAATTATCTCGACGTGAATGCCTCGTTGTAACCGATATTGGCCCTCTGAGATCATCATCTGTAATGGTCACAGTGGGTGTTGAATAAGCCGCCACCTTTATATTCCATCGCCCAGCAGAATAATAAACCATGCCTCCACAGGCCGTCAGCATTTCTTGCAGAGCCTGTCTTAGAGTTGAAGCCGATGGAACTGTACCATTCAATTCATAACGATTTTCAGTCGCCGTATTGGCAAGCGTTACATTTTCATCGCAGATATTCGCTGCTGCAATAAACGAATCCATATTGATTTCGGTATTCTCAGCACCAAAACCAAATGTTGAATCTCTCAGGTAATCAAGAACGCACAACGCAGCATTATTTGAGTATGCTGTTGTTGTTGTTCTCGGATCATATATTTTCTTTCCTCGAATCACTGCCTTGATAGTTGGACGACCATTTGGAAAAGCGTCTTGATCAAATTTCAATCTTACATATAGGTATGCAACTCCACTCAATTTGTGATCAGTTGTCCATTTTCCTTCAGATTCAGAAACTAATGTTGCATCAGCCGATTGAGAAGTTGTTCCAAGATGTGTTTTAATTCTTGCACTTCCAGCATATTTTGATGGAGCCGTAACATTCCCTGATCCATCAAGAGTCAACTCATCGTCATCAAAATAAATTTCATCAAATGCAGTTATTTCATGCCCGGCAACTGGTACAATCATATGAAGAAATTCATTTTTTGAGTCGCCTTTTTTCGGTGTAGTCTGGGCATAAATAATAGGCCCACCAACCATGACAGAACCGTAAACAGTTGGGCGATCAGCAAGAGGGTCACGGAAGTTTTCATCTCGACCGCTTAGGCCGCTTTTAGGTGTTTTTGGTTGTGGCGTAAGCATTGATGCCGCCAAGCCAACAGCAGCCGTAATAACAAGCTGACCAACAAAAGAAGCTGCAAAAATAGCTACTGAAGAGGTTGCACCGAAAATTAATGGAATTGCGGCAAGGGCAAGTTGTGGCATTAGACGCTCCAGCCAATCATTGCTTCACTCGTTGGCATAAATTCTAACCCGTTCATTCCAACACCTGAAATCATACTTCCGCAACATACCCCAAGAGAGCCTCCAACGCTATGACCTCCAAATGAAAATTTCGGATTGAACAATGCTAGATCACCTCGTTGCAGAGATCGAATATCTTTACGAGTTAAATATTGATCAACTGCTTTTTCAATTTTAATTGTTTTGCAAAATTTCATCAGTACCTGACATGATGATTCAAAATCGTCATAATCCAAATCAGGAAGTACATTCATGCCGTATTGAGAAGCGAAAGCACCATCAGCAAAAAGAACGCAGTCAAATTTTCCCCATTGAAATGAACGATCTCTGCAAGAGTCGATATAATCATTTAGTTTTGTCTCCCAATTAGGAAGTTTATTTACGACCCCACAAAATTGTTTTTGTTTGTAGATCATTGACGTAATCAAAGCCTTTGTCATTTGGATAAACTCGTTTTTGATCTTCGGATGTGTACCGCCAAATTCTTGGTCGCTCTAGATCAATCATTCTGGATTCAACCGTTAAGCCAATATTCAAAGTATCTCCAGCATCAGCAATCGTCATTTGATCCATCAGACCAGTGAAAATTGGTATGTACTCATTGCGATCAGAGGAAGAGACATCAAAATTTATCAAGTCAAAATCAACAAAATAATCCCCAGACTCTGTTTTGAGAAGATCAGGAACTCCGATGATTCCAAAATAAACATTAGCTGTTCGATTTTGATATTTTTCTGCAAGAGCCAAAGACATGATCGACGCTGAAATTCCCGACAAAGAAATAGTTATACCTCTTGCAGAAATATCGGCAGTATCTTCTATTGTCGAAACGCTTAATAGCGACCCCGCCCCTGTATAGGTATTGCCTGAATACTCAAGATCAGTAAGACCATTCCAAAGCCTGATAGGCCCGGCCGGCGATCTAGTTGGATCAACAATATCCACAGAATCAAAAAGCATTTCAACAAGTATAATTGGTCGGACAACATCTCCCTGAAGAACGCTATCAAACCCTGTTGAAATAGGTCTGGTCATAACGCCTCTACTGCTGCAAAGGAAATGCCGTAGATTGATGCAGTATCAATGTTGAATGACGTTTCTGGTGAACTCAGTCTAAAAACACCAACTGCATTTTGAACAACAACCGTATCACCATCTGTTGGTGATGATCTAAGATCAGGCCAAATTGAAATGTTTGCCTCGTAATTTGCATTCGATGAAACGTCTTCCAGAACTTTGTAAAGTTTTGAGGTCGCACCTGACCCTAGCTGAATGTAATCACCCGCTCGTAAATAATTAGCCACGTTTGCTGGCAAGCCATCGACAGCGACCGTGCCACCAGATTGGGATGATCCGTTCACTACAGGAGTGCCGGGTGTTGTAGAAGCCTCTCCTCTTGGAATTGCAGCCACAGGATCACCCATTGTGAATGTGCCGTACTGACCGCCTAGAGACATCAAGAACGCTATCCAACCATCTGCATCTGCTCTGACTAATGCTGGCAGAGTAATTGTAGCTTCCCATCTTGATCCAACATTTTTCTGAATTTGCTGACGATATGTAAACGGTGAACTGGTTATTGCAACCGAGTTGCGAGCCGTCATTGTAATCTGAGCAATGCCTGTTGATGGGAATGTCAGAGGATAAGATATCGCCATTGGTTAGCCTCCGAATGCCATAGCGAACGAGCCGCCTCGACGTTTTGCATCGACAACTGCATTCTTAGCGGCATTCGAGATTTGCGGCAACAACTGCTGAATCTCAGCACGAACTGTCTGCTGAACGCCTGTAGAGACATTGATCGTCTGATTGATAATTACCC